GATCTGCGTTCCTTGTCTTGTGGTTGATAACTGACACCCTGCCCGTAACGCTCGATACCACGACCACGATGGTTGGATGTTTCGCCCTTTGGATGATTGCCTCCCAATTCTGGAATAACTCCCGGCAAGGCAGCCAAGACCTGTTCACATGGATGGTATGTCTGACCATCTTCTTTGTCGGGCGTCGGCTTCCACTCGATGTCATTTTACCCATTATATTCGTTCCCGGCTTCATATTCGCGGCGGTTGGCCTCTATTATTATAATGAAACGCACCCGGCTAAAAGGTGGCCGATATTCGGAAATTCAAATCACCACGGAGCTTTTCTGCTTCTTCCACTATTCATCGGCCTATATCTTACGCTCAATACGTCATGGTGGTTTGCACCCTTCACCGTTGTTATCGCTTTAGGATTGGCCCTCAGCTCATGCAGGGGCGCTCAGATTGCGGCTATTACCGGACTGATGTATGTGGCTTGCCTTCAAACGCCGTGGCTAATGGCGCTCATTCCAGCGGGGATGATTGGTGCTTGGCTGATGGTTCGCAAGGAACGCGATCACAGGCACAGTAGCAAGCAGCACCGTTTTTCCCTTATCATTGCGGCCCTGATGATGATTCGCAAGAAGCCATTGGCAGGATACGGACTCCGTACATTCCGCCGCGAATATCCCGCCATAGTCCCTGAGCTTATCAGTCACAGGCTTACTAAATATTTCTATGCGAGGGGAACTACCATAGAGTCTCAAAACTCGCATCGTGTCCACAATGACCATCTTGAAATCATAGTTGAACTTGGCCTCATAGGCTACCTCCTTTTTATCTCCATTTTCACCTCCTTTTCTTGGTTCAGCCCCATACTCGCCGGGGCGATTGTGGCGATTGCGGTGGACGGCCTCTTTTTTTTCCCCCTTCGAGAGGCCCATACCGCATTCCCTTTCTGGCTGCTTGCCGGAGCAATGGCTTCCACCGGGGCGGCAACGATGGCAATATCTCCTTACTTCGCCCTAATATTCATCCTTATTGTAGGTAGGCTTATCTATGGCGTAGCGGTAAAAACCATCGGTCTTTTCTATTACGATTGTTCCGTTAAAACGCCTATTACGCCTAATCCAGAGGATGAGGCCGGAAAAAGGAAGCTGACCGAGAAGCAACGGTATCTGGATGCAGCGATCAGAAACGACCCTTATAACAACATCTATCTGACCGAAGGCTATTACTACAATGTATTCCAGCACAAGGAAGCCGCTTACCAGTATGCCTCCCGGTGCATGGAAAACTATGACGGCGGAAAGGTGAAGTGGGGAATTGCTGACCAGTACGCAAGGGCATTGATAAATCTCGGCGGATTCGGCGTGGCTAAAATGGCGCTTAAATACGCCTTGCATATATGTCCCGACTTCAAACAGTCAAGGGAATTGATGAAACAAATAGAAGGAATGGAACAGAGGGCAACGACATGAGTATGAACGTAAAAGCCTACTTTGAGACTGTGGGAGTCCCGGCAACCGGGCTGACCCCAACTGTCAATATCAGGGACTTGGCAACAGGAACCCTTGCCATATCCGCCGGGGTGATGATCGAGACGGGGGACGGCTATTATACCTATGAGTTTGTCGCCTACGATTACTCGGTCACTTATTCTATCCTCTGCGACGGTGGGGCAGGGCTGGCAGCTACCGACAGGTATGTCGTGGGGGAGTTCATCAATGCGGGGACATCCTCATCCTCAACCGGTACGTCAATCGTCGGCCTCTGCAATCAGGCCCTTTTCATGCTTGGGCAAAAGTCCATCATATCAATGCTTGATGACAACGAAGCGGCCCGACTTTGCAACGGGCGGTATGTTTATAACCGGGACGCTACGATCAGGGCTTACCCCTGGAACTGCGCACAGGTACGAGTTGAACTGGCAAGAAGCACCGTTGTCCCGGATTGGGGCTACTCCTACAAATACGCCCTGCCTACCGTTCCTCTATGCCTTCGGGTATTGTCAATGGAAGAGGCTGAAACCGGCGGATATAAATGGAAGATTGAGGGAAGATGGCTTGTCACCGACTCCCTGACTGCCCATATCCTTTACCTTGCTCAGCTTACCGATGTGAACGACATGGAGATCCTCTTGAAAGAGGCAATTGCTTCAAGACTCGCCGCTGATATTTGCTACGCCCTGACCGGATCATCTACTCAACAAGACAAGATGTGGGCGCTATTTCAGGCCAAGATCAGAGAAGCAAAGTCTGTTGATGCTCAGGAAGGGATACCGGAAACCATGACTTACGACCCGTTCTTAGATGCGAGACTGTAAATGAAGACATCGGCAATACTGACATGCTTCAACGGTGGGGTCTTTTCACCAAGACTGAATGGCCGGGTTGACATCAGCAAGTATTACAATGCCTGCCGTACCCTGCAAAACATGATCGTCTATCCCCACGGCGGGGCTTCCCGAAGATTCGGAACGGTGTTTGTCGCGGAGACGAAAGCAAGCGCGACAATGGCGCGGCTCATTCCCTTTCAGTTCAATATCGAACAGGCTTACATTATTGAAATGGGCCATGAGTATTTGCGGTTCTACAAGGATAACGGTCAGATCGTAAGCGGGACCGCTGCCTATGAAATAGCTTCTCCTTATGCCTCGGCCCTCATAGGCGCCGTTCAGTACGTGCAGAACAGCGATACCATGAGGCTTGTCAATCAATCTGTATGCCCGATGATTCTTACGAGAACAGGACACACTGCATGGACGCTGGCAAGCTCGGTATTCATAGCGCAGCCCGCTGACTGGTCGGCGGCAAGCGGATACCCCGGATGCGTCACCCTTTACGAACAAAGGTCGGTTTACGCGGGAACGCCGGAAAAGCCTCAGACTATGTGGTTTTCCACTACCGGGTACCCTGACGATATGACCACGGGGACAAACGCCGATGACGGGATGGAGCTTTCCCTTGACGATAATAACGTCATTATGTGGATGAAGGCGGCTCGTTATCTCAATGTGGGAACAGGCGAAGCGGAGTGGGTTGTTTCTTCCGGTGCCGGTGACGAGGCTATGAGTCCAACGAAAAAGAAGGCCCGAAGAATCTCCCGGTATGGAAGCTCTTTCTTGCCGGCCGTTGCTATTGCAAACGCCCTTCTATTCGTCCAAAGGGCAGGGCGCAAACTTAGAGAATTGATTTACGACTATATTCAAGACAATTACGGCGATCCTCCGGACCTGACAATATTCGCAGAACACGTCACCAAGACCGGGATTAAGTCTTACGCTTTCCAGAGGGAACCCGATTCAATCCTCTGGTGCGTCCTGAATGACGGAACCATAGCGGCATTCACGTATAACAAGGCGCAAGAGATTACCGGCTGGCATACCCATACAACGGGAAGCACTACAAGCACCGGACTCTTTGAAGATGTGGCTTGTATCCCCGTAGCTGACCATGATCAGGTGTGGTTTGTTGTCAGTAGAACCATCGGTGGGGTTACAAAAAGATATGTTGAATACCTAGCCCCCGACTTTGATGATGCTCAGGAAGATTGCTGGTTTGTCGATTGCGGCTTGAAATATGACGGAACTGGGACTACCCAATTAACAGGACTTGACCACCTTGAAGGCTCAACCGTTTCCATCCTTGCCGATGGTGCGCCTATGCCAAATAAGACAGTAGCATCGGGGACAATCAGCATCAGCACAGCGGCCTCGGTTGTCATAGCTGGCCTTCCCTTTACCTCCATCCTTGAACCGATGGACTTGGAAACCAAGGAAGAGGGCGGGTCTTCTCAGGGCAAACGCAAAAAGATTCATCAGGTGATGGTGAGATTCTATAAGACACTTGGGGCGAAGGTGGGCAGCGCGGCGGGGACGATCGACACGATTCCTTTCCGAACCCCCTCCGACCCAATGGACAGCGCCCCGCCTCTATTTACGGGTGACAAGATTGTCCCCTTCGCTGGCGGTTGGGATAGACATGGATACATCAGGATAACGCAAGATCAGCCGTTACCCTTGACGGTGCTGGCAGTTGAACCGCTTGTAAATACCGGGGATTGACATGATTGAACTTGTACCCTTCAAACCTGAACACATGGCGAATATCAAGAAAGAGGATATTGACGCTAAGATTCTTGTCTTTATCAACGATCTTGATCAGAGGGCGGAATATTACGCTCAGGCGGGACCTTGCTTCACCATGCTCCTTGACGGCACTGTCATGGCTATAGGGGGCGTTATCCAGTTTTGGCAGGGGTCAGGCGAGGCTTGGATGATGGTATCACCAGAGGGCCGCAGGAAGGGCCTATCGCTTTATAAGCACATGAGCCTGTTTCTGGACACTTGTTTCAACAAATACGGATTCCATCGGATTCAGGCTTGCATAGTCAATGAGCATAAAGAGGCGCACAAATGCGCTTTTCGGCTCGGGTTCATACCAGAAGGGATGATGATTCATTACGGGCCGAATAAAGAGAATTACGTCAGATACGTCAGATTTCCGGTGAGGTCATAATATGGCGGTAGCGGCGGGAGTAGTCATAGCTTTAGCGGGTGCGGCCTATAGCGCCTATAGCCAAAATAAAGCGGGTCAGGAATCAAAGGACATCGCTAATCAGAACGCGGCGGCGGCAAGAGCGGCGGCAAGCGAAAACTCGGCGCTGGCAAATCAGACCGCTTTGGATAATATTGAGATTGCCCGACAGAATAGGGCTATTGCCGATTCAGAAGCAGCATCCATTGAGGATAAAGGGCGCGTTAATGTAGCCTTCAAGCGAAAGGAAATAGAGCAACTACTCGCCTACCAGAGAACTCAGGAAGCCGTGACCGGATTCAAGTACGAAGGAACCCCTGAATATGTGGCGGCTCAATCGGCAACAGAGGGTGAGCAGGATGTAGCGATGATATGGGCAAACGCCGTTACCGAAGCCGACGCAATGAGGGCAAAGGGGAAAGTGATCAGCACCCAGGGCGAAAGGTCAGCGGGACAGATAATAGCTCAATCAGATGTCAATGCGGAAAACATGAACACACAAGCGGATATTATGACGAGACAGGGAAGCTATGCAGCCTCGGCGGGTGCAGCAGGAGCTTATTCAACCCTGCTTTCAGGACTGAGCAATGCTTACACGGCCTATAAATACCCGACCCTGATAACTCAGAAAATGAAAATAGGATAACTCATGGCTAAAGAAATAGTCCAATATAATGCCAATGTTGCCCCGTCAGGGATAAGCGGGGAGGTATTTCAGCCTTACAAGGATGCACCTGTCTATAAGGCCCCAGTGATGACCCCCATAACTTTGGGCGCGGATGCCTTCGCAGCTGATAAGAAGTTAGGGGATGCCATTACTGACATAGGAGAACAAGTAGTAAAGATTCAGAACTATAACGAGCAGGCCCTTGCTCTTACTGCTTCTTTAGATTTCAAGAATCAGGGACTTGAAGCAATGAAGGAAGCGGAAAAGATAACCGGCCCTAATGCAGTTGCCACGGAAGAACAACCGGGAATTACGGATCGATATATGGCGGCAAGAACGCAACAGGCAACCGACTTCATAGATGCACAACCTTGGTCTAAACAGAACAAGGAAATGGCTATGAGAACATTTTTGACATCTATCCATGAAGAGGCAAGCAGAATATCTTCTCATGAAATCCAGCAGAACGCCGTGGTTAATAAGCAAGCCATTGAGTCTGTAATAATAAACGCTGCATCTACAATGAGAGAATACCCCCTCGACGATGCGAAGGCGACCACGGCCATGAATGGCGTAGCGGCGGTTTTAAGCCTAAGAGCGCCGGGGGATGCAAAGGCGGCACAGTTTGCAACACAGACGCTTGTGGAGGCGCGGCTTGAAGGATTGAAGATCAAAGACCCCGACAAGGCGGCGGCTTTCCTCGAAGAGAATAAACTTCTCATCGGTGATAAATATGATGCTTTGAGGAAACAGGTTACATTTTCCCAAATCGAAAGGGATGCGCTGATTAACCCTGGCATAGCTCTTGAAAAGTTGGGAGCGATGGAAAACGGGCAACCGAAGTTCTATCAGACCTTGAATCCTACGGAAAGAGTTGCGGCGGTTAGCGGGGTTATTTCTCAGGTGCAAGGCCGCGAAGCCCTACACAACATGGAACAGAAAAAGAGGGATGAAGATAGCTCCTATGGTTACATCGACATTGTGAATAATGGAATTGACCCGCGCAATCCTCAGGCAGTAATCACACCAAGTCAAAGAGGGGTTGCCGGTATTGCATACCTGAATGAGCTTGTGGGGAAAAGATTGATTTCCCCTGCCCACTACGAACATCTTATCAATGCGGCCAAGCAGGGAGTCACCACGGACTTTGAATCTTTCCAGAACTTGAAGATCGGCGTGTCTCTCGGCAAGGTGTCGGTATCGCAAATCATGTCAGCTGAAGGTGTGGGCGCAGGGGACAAGGCGGCGCTACTTGACCATAAGAGAGGTATCGACAACACAAACGCTCAATTAGGTATGATGGTGAGGGCTGAATTGAACAGCGTCCGGTCAATGGCTGAAAGGCTCATGCTTCCCGGCGGCGGAATAAAGCCAAGTGATGCACAGGTGTCATCGTTGCTTAGATTCAACTCTGACCTCAATGATGCTGTAAAAGGCGGCGCTGATCCGACTCAATACTATATGAGCAACGGATGGAAGTATATGGAAACGTCCGTCCCCAATACCGTCAAGGGAACCCCCAAGTCATTCGATGATGCTCAAATGATGGGCTATAAACTGACCCAAGACTATAAACTGAAACGCATTACCGAAAGCACCTACAATATTGAGGCGGCAAAGATAGATCAGGCAAAGCGGATATTCAAGCAACAGGAAGCGGCGAAGGCTCAATCAGGCGAGAAACGCAAGACAGAAAAAGGCCGATGATATGATAAACGAAGAAAATCAATATTATGTAGGCGAAGGAGCAGACCTTACGCCCTATATTGCCCCGGAATGGGAAGCGCGGCCCGTACCCCTCAATCAGCCTGCGCAGGATCTTGAATCAGATTTTGCCGGGAAGTATCCAAACGCTTACGGAGTTTATGGCGCGGCGAAGGAAGTCCTGAAAACATCCCTGCCTTATGTAAAATATATTGACCCTGCAGAACGTGAAAAGTTCATGGAGTTGACCGAGCAGGAACAGACCCGTGACCTTCTATTTGAGGCCTTAAACGCGGCGGTATTGGGAAGGTGGAAACCTATCTCTAAGTTTGCCGGGGAAGTCGGGAGCGCAGCTCTTGAAACCTTCCTGCCAAAAACTGCCAAGGTTCTTTATTCGGAAATACCGGCAGCATCCAAGATTTTAGGGAACCAGAGAGGGGCCATAGGAGAAAAACCACCTGTTGCCCCGAAGGTAGAGTCACCAACAACGGAGATCGTTCAATCTGAGGCAACCTCGCAAGCCGAAGCCGCAACCGTTGATAGCACATGGTCTAAGGTTCAATCCCTCTCAAATGATTGGGAAGGCATTGTTGAGACACAGCGCCGGGGAACGCGCTCGCATGAATTAGCGGCGAAGGAAGCGGAAACCATCGGCATGACCTTGGATGATGTAAAGGCTATCGCTCCGGGTACTGCCATGAACGATTCCCAGGCCGTGGCTTTGGTCAGAACGATCAAGCCGATTGCAAACGAGAGTCAATCCCTTGCGATGAAGTGGGTAGAGACTAAAGACCCCGCATACCTTGACAAATCCATTGATGCCTTTCTTGCAGTAGGGGAGGCAAACCCCGCGCGAATGGGCGTAAATGCAGAGGCAGGGCGCACCCTGTCAGTATTGAATGATCCTATAAGCGGAGAGAATAAGTACCTTGATCAATTCTCCGAAGCCCTGAAAAGGTCTGACCTCTCAAAAGAACAGTTAGGGGCGATGATTGCGACCTTCAAGACCGAGGGTGACTTAGCAGCAGCGGCAAGGGTAGCACTAAAGGCAGGGAAGATAGAAGCCGTTATGCAGTTGTGGGTAAAAGGATTGCTGACCGGGCCCCCTACCCAAGCGGCCAACATCATGGGTAACTCGCTCTATTTGGGGATACAGGCGCCGGAAAGATTGCTTGCCTCTGCTATCGGCTCGGTTATGCCAGGAACAGGGGAAGTGGCAGCCGGGGAAGCAGGAGCAATGATCAAAGGCGCGGTCCTTGGTTTCAGGGATGCAATGCGACTTGCCGGGAAAACGTATCTCAACGAGGATTCCCAATTCTCCAAAGTCATGGGGCAAGCCTCAACCTCCAAGATGGAAATCAAAAGCAAGATGACGGAAGCTTTCGGAGAAGGATGGTTCGGCAAAAGCCTCCAATTATATGATGATGTTTTGGGATACGCCAGCACCCGTCCTTTGATGGCCGGGGATGATTTCTTTAAGTCCATCGGGTATCGAGCGGAACTTCATGCCTTGGCAATCAGGGAAACGGAGCGCCTTGGCCTAACTGGTGAGGCGGCGGCACAAAAGATAAGCACCTTGATAAACAACCCTCCGGAACAGTTCAAGACGGATGCCCTTAAATTCTCTCAATACATTACCTTTCAAGAGGAACTTGGCCCGGCAGGACAGGGCGTGATGAATATTGTCAACGCCGTTCCTCCTTTGAGGTTTGTCCTGCCATTCGTGAAGACCCCGGCGAATATCTTTACCGGGTTTGTTGACCGGACCCCCTTTGCTCCTTTCCGTCAGGCGGTAAGGGATGACATAGCGGCGGGAGGTTCAAAGCGTGATCTTGCAATGGCACGGATCGGACTGGGTTCGATGCTGGCAGCCTCAACATCGGCATTTGTGATGGATGGAATGATTACCGGCGGCGGTCCTTCCGATAAGGCGCAGAGGGCGGCCTTGCTCAGAACAGGCTGGCAGCCTTTCTCTATCAAGTTTGGAGATAAATATTATTCATATCAGCGCATGGAGCCTATTGCCACAATCATGGGCGTTACGGCCTCAGCAACGGAAATCATGATGGAACTGAAAGCCGACGATATAGACTCTGATCATATCGCTACGGCCATTGTTGCGGCCTTCTCCAAGAACGTCACGGATAAGACCTTTTTGCAAGGCATTACAAAACTGGCAAGCGCCATGAGCAACCCGGATATATTCGGCCCTGCATATATCAATCAGCTTGCAGGGTCTGTTGTCCCTGCCATTGGTGGCGTAGTACAACGACAGATAGACCCGGAATTGAAAGCTGTTGAGTCCATGCTTGATTCTATCAAGTCCCGTATCCCCGGACTTGCAGACGGTTTGCCTCCAAAAAGAAACCTTTGGGGTGAAGCGGTAACGGCTCAGACCCTTGGCCCTGCTCTTGTATCTCCAGTAAGGAAATCACAGGCGGTGAACAGCCCCGCCGATGAAGCAATTATCGAAAACAAGATCAATATCGAAATGCCCACAAAGTTCCTTAATGGGGTGCAGATGACCCCGGAAGAATATGACCGATATGTTGTCCTCCAGGGGAACGAATTGAAAAGCAGTCAATCAGGAATGGGGCTAAGGGATACGCTTGATAACATGGTCAGTATGCCCGACTATCTCCGTCAAGCACCCGGCCCGGATGGTGGCAGGGCATTGATGATCAAGCAGCAGGTTCACGCTTTCAGGGAGCAGGCAAAAGCGCAGATGCTGATGGAGTTCCCCGACCTGATGGGCGCCGTACAGACCCACGAAGTAGAACGGCAACAGGCAAGACAGCCTTTATATTAGGAGCGCACCAATGACGATAAGCACTCAGACATTCAGATTCCCATACACCTCCACCGGTGGGGCAACCTACCCCTACACGAATAAGATTCTCGATCAGGATGATTTAAGGGTCTACGTCAATGACACCTTGCAGACCATCGGAACGCATTACACGGTGACAGGAGTAGGCGCGGCGGCAGGGGGAAACGTGGTCTTCGTCTCGGCTCCCACGGCGGGTTCCAGCGTCCTGATTACCAAAGACGGGGTCGAGTTCACCCAGGAAACCGATTATGTGGAAAACGATTCCTTCCCGGCTGAATCCCACGAGAACGCCCTTGATAAGCTGACCAATATTGCACAGAAGATTTGGGACTATACGCGGCGATCCATAAAACTGAAAATTACATCCTCGCTGACAGACCTTGAATTCCCAGACCCGGAAGCTGACAAATATCTTGCATGGAATAGCACCAAGACTGCGATTGTCAACAGGGGAATCGTTGTTGATAGTGCGCTCATCACCGGGGCAATGGGGGCGTCGATGGTTGCGGCCGACTACGCCAGTGAGGTTGTTTCCCTTATTGGTGCGGTCTCCGACGATACATACGCATCATCCACTTGGGACGGAGTATCCGGCGTGGCTCCGAGTAAGAATGCGGTATATGATAAATTGCAACTCATGGCGGCTTTGTTTCCCGCTTCTTTGGGCGCAGCGAATTTGAAGCAATTTATGAACGCTGCCGGAACTGCGCCGGAGTGGGCTACAGAATTTAAGTTACTTCAAATAACGAGAGATTTGACGGCGATTGCGGGTGACGTATCGTATACGGGCGTAGGATTTAAGCCCGCAGGATACATAGTTATGGCAACCGCTTCCAACGCCGACATAGTAGAGCTTTCTTTGGGGTTGGCGGTGGGCGTGAACATGGCGAATTTATGCCTCCTCGCGCGAACTACTCCAATAGTGGGAGTGACCACCACAAGGATAGTTATCAGCGAACGCGGCGCATCCGACGGTAGTAAAAACCAGGTAGCGGTTGTGAAAACTAACGATGCCGATGGGTTTACGTGGACGTGGACCAAAGCATCGACGCCAAGCGGAACACTGACTATGTATGTATTATGTTTCCGCTGAGGAGAAGCTAAATTATGAATAGAATATGCCTGACAAAAGACGGGAAATTGATCGAAATGCAAAGCGGTGGCGACGACCGCCCTGATCTCATGGAGATGCGCCTTAACACCCTCAAGCAGAATGCTCTTAATGCCGGATATACCGAAGATCAGATTGAGGTCAAGTGGGTGACTGACGAGGAATGGGCGTCAATCGCCGCCGACCTCAGCAAACCCACTCAGGAACAGATTGCGGAGGCTGAGAAAGAATCCCTTATCCAAGCCAAGATCAGGGAGCAGGCCATATCCGCCCTGAAAGTCGAAGGGAAAATTAACAGCAGACAATAAAATGATCGCTAAAAAAGGAGGCAATAATGGACTACATAGGGCAGTTGGATTACTCCGTATATAGATTCCCGCGATATAGCGCAAGGCATATGTATGAACCGGAAACATATATATATCTTTCCTTGCCAGGAGTTTCCCTGACTCCCGCTGAAATAGCCGCTATCGACACCAACATCAAGGCGATCAAGTACGGCAGCGGCGTAACCCTATCCTCCCTAACCGCGAAATTCAGCACCGTTGCCCCTACCTTCGTCACGCAGATTTCGCAAGACCTCCGCTGGTTGGCAATCCTTAACGCTACCGTGCCGATCACGGCAACTTGGAGCGATGGGACGAATACGTTGGCTATGATTCCGGTAGCTGCGGGAACGGGGGAGACGTATCTGGAAAAAATTACTGATCCTACTTTTGACAATGCGGGGCTGTGGACTTCCGGCGTTAATTGGTCTGTTACGGGAGGTGAAGCTGTTGCTACCGGAGTATCAGCGGCAACTCAAAACATAATGGTACTTACACGCACAATAGGCGAATTATATAAGGGTACAATTGTTTGCAGCAACTACACATCAGGGACATTTAGATCCAATATCATGGGCGACTCGTCAGTTAATTCTCCTGCTGGGTTAGGTACAAGTTCTCGTTATTTTACTGGGACTAGCACTGCGTCAGCAGCTAACGGAGTCTATGCGGCCAATACTCTCACTGCAAAGTTTAGCGATATTTCTATTTCACAAGTCCTCACCCCCTCCATTTCCGGATTCACCTTCTCAGACGGCAGTGGCGCGAGTTTCAATCCCAACGCAGCCACCTTCACCCTTAATATAGTGAGGCGATAAGATGAGATATAAACTTTTCACCAACCAGACCGAAGCCGCCTCATTCGCAAAGGAGATCGAAGCCCTCTGCGCCGACATGACCCCGAAGCTCGTCAAATACGCCGTCTGGATTGAACATCTACAGCGGTGGGCGGTCAGCATGGAGCGCGAACCAGAAGGGCTGACGGGGGAAGTGGTTGATACGGTATCATCCTGACGATCCTGCAAGTTCTGGATGTAATAACGACCTACAAATGTCTCCAGCGACCCGACAGATACGAACTTAATCCCGTCATGGCCTGGTTCCAAGCTAAACTGGGATTGCTTCCGGGGGTCATCATCCCCAAGATAGTAGCTCTGATAGTCTCAGGTTGCCTCTTGATAATGATTCCTCACCCGCTGATGTGGGGAGTTATGGGGCTGATGTGTACGGGATATGTGGTGATAATTTGGAACAACTATAGGCAGCTTTGAGCACCGCCAATTCTTTTGAGGAGTAGGGCATGGACAAAACTTTAATCGGGGCAGCAGGGGCGCTTTTGACAACATGGATGGGGCTACTGACAGGGACGAAGGTTGACAAGACGGCCTGTGAAGCTACCCATAAGGGGGTATGCGATAAGTTGGATATGATTATTAAGCATCAGGATGAATACGGGGAAAGCATCAACTATATAAGGGACAGACTTGACAAACATATCGACAGCTCAAAGAACGCTTTGGTGATGTAATGTGGTGGTGGTACGTGGCTCCGTTTTGGAACATCCCCATGTTTGCAGTCTTCTTCTATTGGAACAATATTTATGAAATCACTATGCGAGAAATGTGGAGAACCCCTTTACCCGGACGAAGTAAGACGTATCGGGAAGCTGACTCTCTGCGTCCTCTGCTACATTATCATGCTTAAAAGAGGCTTTAATAATGCGTGAAAACTTTGACAAGGCGTTTGCCCTGACAATCGGGCTTGAGGGCAAGCCATCTAATGATCGCAGAGATCCGGGGGGATTCACCATTTACGGGTTAGCGAAAAAATACCACCCTTGGATAAGCATGAGCACCACAATAGGGCAGGCGAAAGAAGTATATTTCACTGATTACTGGATTCCTGCCGGTTGCGATGATGTTCCCTATCCGATGGATATTTGCCTGTTCGATTCCCAGGTTAACCCTCAGAACGATCCGAAGTGGCCCGGTGGCGGGAACCAGGAAATAAAGAACATGAAGCCGGAAAACTGGCAGGATTATCAGCTATTGAGAATGATCAGGTACATGCGAAATAGTAAGCCATGCTTTGTTGACGGCCATATCATGCGAGTGGTAAAACTCAGTCAAAAGATAAAGGAGTTGTGACATGAAAAAACTAATCATAGTAACCATCCTTTTGATCTCCCTTGTCGGCTGCTTTGGCAACTCGTGGGACTACGTGAAGCATCAGGAGGTGGCAGATCATGGCTAAATTTCTATCATATCTTGTTGTCAAAGACCTCACAGATTCAATTTGGGAACTGCACGAACCCCTGATCTACGAAAGCGATATCGTGGGCCGCGTAGAAGTCCCTGTTGGTTTTCAGACAGACTTGGCAAGCGTCCCCAAAGTTCCCTTCATCTATGAGGCGTGGGGAAACCGCAGCCATTATGAGGCCGTTATTCACGATTACCTTTACCGGATAGACGGTGGCGCAACCTTCTCGCAGGCCAATGATGTTTTCCTTGAGGCTATGGAAGTCAGGGGAAAGTCATGGTTCGTAAGATATGGAATGTATTGGGGCGTGGTCCTCGGCGGATCAAGCAGCTATCACAAGAAAGGCATACGGGACAAATTGTAAAGGAACAGAAACCCCGGCCACCTCTGTCCCAAGTGCAAATAGCCGGGTCATTTCGGATGCTCCTTGCTCCACTCCCACACGGCCTTCAAGAGCTTGCCGGGGGTGATGATGTAGTCAACATCAATAGTTCTAAACCATCCCTTGTCACGATGATATACTAGCTCGCCGTGGGTAACTATAAATTCCTCTTGATCCTCTTTGTCTCCCCGCTCCATCATCTCCTCCAGCAGCCTGATGATTCCTGCGCCTTGGGAGAAGTCTGGATTGTCAGCATATTCCCCGCATTTCTTGCAATGCAACACATCATATGATCCCTGATCTATGTATTCTAAATCATGCCAGCAATTCTTCTTGTCGAGCCACAACCAGACTTCCTTGTTCATCTGCTCGGTGGTCATCTGACCTCCTTAATCGCATACGTAACTTGGACGATAATAATGTCCTCTGGATTAGCCCCTCTCTCTATCATTTCCTTCTTTATTATGTGTCCATGCTCGACAGTATTTGTGCGAGTCCCTCTCAGCCACCGGCCCCCACTCCCTCCTGGGCTACGAGAGCCTTTAAGATTGCCTCGGTGGGGGTTCCTGTAAATGAGAAGTCACCCTGCGATTTGAACTCAAACATGAGCACGTTTCCTGATCCGTCTGACAAGTTCTCAAAATTGAATCTACTCCAGTCCACCATCCCCCACAAGCTCCTCTTCTGAGCCTCCTCGCTGGAGTCGTCTATGGTGCGGGGAAGACAGATGGCATCTGATAAATCTTGATCTTCCCAGTTATTGTTGTAAAAGAAAGTTTCCATCCCAATGCCGTAACCGACATCAACAATAAACTCATCTCCGTATTGTAGTTTTCCCATCCTCTCCCGAAAGAAAGGTTGCAGGGCGGTGAACAGGGGCAATAGTGTTTCGGTGAAATGGTTAGGATTCATTGGTGGTCTCCTTTCTGCCAAGATACTCCCACTTAGGCCATGGAAATGTTCTGATGCATCTATACCAAGCTGTACACATACAGACAAATTCATCACCTTTCTTTGGGTTCTTTGGGTAATAGTCACTGCAATCATGTCCGAACATTATCTCCTCCTTCCGCACAACTCCTCTTATTTAGGATCAATGCTTTAATAACGCCATGAGGAACCTGAACTCCCCCGCAGGATAAACACCATAACCACCATCCATCATCGTACAGAGACCAATCTTGCTGAAGCGATTTGTGGCAATACGGACATCTGCGTAGAAGTATCCAAAATAACTTTATCCATCCGTTTAACGTCTTAGGTAGTCTCATCCCTTCTTTCCTTTCCTCTCCTCCAACCAGATGCGAAGATAGATCAGGGCATCGGTGGGGTTTGTGTTTAAGAATCCTTGTAGCGCATTCCAGGACGGTCCATAGCTAACCTTAGTCATATCTCCCATTTTTCCCATCGTAAGAAATGCCCACGTCACATCATCAGCAGCAATGCACTCAGGCAACTCCCTCCACACATCAGCCATTGAAGAGGCGGGAACTTGATCTTTATAAGGAAACAGAGGCTTTTGAATTAGTTCCCATTTTCCCGGCGGATTTCCCTCAATACCACCAACCATTCGGAGTATAGGCACGAAAGCCCATACGTTCTCCGTCTCCAGCACAATCCCTGCAGCGACAAGGCGCTGGCAGGCTTCAAGTGATCCGTAGTTATTTGGGTTCATTGGCGGCCTCCTTGAATCTATTAATAACCTGTTTTTGAAAACAGCTATTCTTAATTCCCGAAAGAGCCACATGCAATTTAATCTTATCCCACAAATTAAACACCTTAAATAATCCTTCGACTTGGTAGAACAAGATTCCATTAGCAATCCAGATAGATGTTCCGTTTTCGTGTACAAGTCTGTAATTATCAATAGTCCATTTATCCGGTTCCATCTTAAGATTTTTTATGATAACGTCAATAGCTCTCATCTCAGTCCTCCTTCAGGGCTTCACGGGCTTCAGCTTTCATATCTTCTGCATCTTCATGTGATTCGACATGTTTATTCCTTATATAATCCAACGCTTCCCAATACTTGGCGTTTTGGGCTTCCAGTTCCTTCACCCGCTGAGTGAGGGCATCATTCTCCTCACATACCTCTATCCAGTCATCCTGTTTCATGGATAGCATTTTATTGAGGGCGGCGATCTCTGCGTCCTTAGTTTCTATTCCATAATTCAGTTTGCCGATCTCAGTGTCCACTTCCTCAACAAGATAATAATCGCCAAGGTCAGCCCGACACATTCTATCTGGTGCATCCTTAGGTCTGTACATGTCATATCGTTTCATCTTTCCTCCTTATTAAAGCCACGGGCCGGGTTGTAAGTACACCGGCTTTGCCTTCACCCTTTCGGGCCGTGGCTATGTTCGGTGCCGGCTCCATACGACCGCCGGCGGGGGAGAGGGTTATTTCAAGGAGGTTCGTTTATGCGGCCTTTGATTGCATATAGGCCAGCTTCTTTTCTTCGTAATTGTCGATAAAGTCTTGAAGCAGATCGACGGTCGGCGCTTTGCCATCAAGAGCGAAATTGAATAGATTGGCCTTTTCGTCTTTATGAAATCCGGTCATAAGTCCTGATAATTTCTTTATTAAACCGTCGATGATTTCCTTTTCGTCTGCCACGGTTTCCTGTTTGGTAACGCCTCCGTGCGCCCATGCTGCCACGGCCTCACCCGACTGTTCATCCAGTAGCTTGCCGGTCGGGAATATCACCTTGTGCTGTTCTTGGAGCTTTATCGGCTGTCCGATACCGGGCTTGTCGGATGATAACAGGAACGACACGGTTAATTCATAGGGCAGTTCCTTGCTGCATACCGGTTGAAATCCCATCGGGATAATGTGCGTCTTGCCGTCCGTCCCTTTTTCTATCTTGGTCTTTTCTTCGGCTCGGAAACACAATATCAGGTGTGCTTTTGAGCGTAGAAGCCGTTGAACCATTTGCTTGTGATTTCCCTTTGGCTTAATCCATGCCGCCATTTTGCAGGCTTCACGCTTCTTCCAATCGTCCCCGGCCATTCGGGTAAGCTCGGCCTCCTGAAATGCCAATACCCCACCTTCAGACGCCCATTCGTGGCTGCATGAGTCAACGACGATTGCCTTATACCCGGCCCTATCTGCGGCCTCAATAGCACCCGCAAACTTTAGAGAGTCAAACGGCGGCGATAGTTCGCAATGGTCGAAATTGAAAGCTGAGGCGTAATGAAGCGCCCGACGATTCTCCGTGTCAATAACCGCAAATCTGTTGCCTTTGCCGACTATCCCCGCGGCGATTCTCATGGCCGAATAGGTCTTGCCGCTTCCTGACGGGCCTATCAACCCGATCAATAGCCCAACTGCTTCCCTGACTGCTGGCTTAAATTCAAAAGATTCCATTATATCTCCCCCTGCCTTTCTAATTCCATTCCAAATCGTTTCATCTCCCACGCCGCCATTGCCCATGAAGGAGGGTCAACAACCGCGCTTTGCTTCGAGTATCCCGGCCAGTCGTCCGTTGTGGTGCAATAATGCCAGAGCGCAATCCCGGCTTTAACCTTTTGTTTGCCCATATCTTGATACATGGCTGACAGTTCGATGAAGGAGCAAAGGTAGGGCGGTTCGTCTTCCTGAACCATAAAGATGAATTTATCAGGCTTCACGCCGTCAACTTTTCCCACTCCCCGCCGGTAAAACGATTCCTGAACCTCGTCGGCCTGCTTCGCCCATATTTGAGGGTCGGCCATCATGCCGGTTGTTTTATAGTCCAGCACGATAGATCGATCTTTTGTCTCAGCATCGACACGGATACGACACCACACGCCGTTTTTTTCCTTCCAGATGTATGTTTGTTCACGATCCATCTCCTCGATGTCAAGGGCATGTTCCGACGCTTTGAGGGCCTTTTTTGCCGCTTCTACCATGTTCCAGACTTTGATATATTGCTTCGGCAGCATGGGTATTTTACCGGCGCCACGGATTGAATCACGAACCGATCTTATCAAGTCCGTTGTCCATCCCTTCGGAATGCCACCCTTCGGACCCGGGTAATCGGCGGGATCAACGCAGACCCCAACGTCAACGCCCTCCAGAAAAAGAGAATGAGCGGCGGTACCGACATTAAATTTGGCCTCTTCCGCCTCTTCCGTTTCCTCGTCTTTAGCACCAAAGCGCGGGTGATTCTGCCACGCATGGGCGGGCGTCCTCTCAACTAAATCCTTAATCGTTGACCGGCTCAATGACGGAACCGGACATGGATCTGCCAGGTAATCAGCGAAGTCCATCTTGTAGCAACCTGATTCCATTATAATGCCTCCGCCTTGTCCTGTGCATCTTGGAGCGCCGATTCGATATATTCCTTTGCTATCCTGAAAATTTCCTTTGCTTCCTGAGTTTTCAAAAAAGGTTCAGGGATATTTGCGACATTGAAAGATGCAACCCACGCCAGCAGCTTCTCTTTATCCGGCGCTCTCGCTGCCTTCTTCTCCGCCGCGATCTTGGCAAGGCGCTCTTTCTCGATTCGATCCGCCTCATCCTTCAGCCGTTTTGCTTCGGCGTCTCTGACGGCCTTTTCCGCCGCTTCCTTGCGTGCCTTTTCCAGTTCTTCGGCCCGGAGTTTGGCTTCGACTTCCCGGCGCTGTGCGTCTGCGATTTCCATCAGACGGGCGTTTTCTTCGTCAATCAGGCGCTGCTTTCCCTTCTCGATTGCCTCTTGAGCATCCCGTATTTCCTTTTCCTTTGCCTCCATCTCTGCTTTCTGGACTCTTGCATCTTCTTCCTGCTTCCGGGTAATCTCGGCAAGTCTCTGGCGTTCGGCTTCCTGATCGGCCGCGATCTTGGCGATCCGTTCGGATTCGGCTTTCCTTGCCGCTTCTTCGGCCCTCCGTTTTGCGTCCTCTTCGTCTTTGGCAAGCTGAATCGTTGATACGAACTCTTCAAACTGATCTCCGGTTGATGCTCTGACTATGGCATCAGGAATAGTGATAGTCTGGAACGCCCACATTTGCCCGTTAAATCCGACACCCATAGCGGCCAGTCTGTCACGTCGGGCCTGGATTCGTGCGGCCTCTTTTGCGTCAGATTCGGCTTTGATTCGGGCCTTCTCGTTATTGACAATATCCTCCTGCTCTTGAAGATATGCCTCGATCTTCTTGGCTCGCGCTTCAACAGGTTTCACCTTTTCGATGACCAGCTTTTGAAACCGTACCGCATCGGCGCGCATTTTCTCCGCATCCTTGACGAAACCGACTCGCCTGGTGCTGACATCCATCCGGGCCTTGTGCGCCATGTCAAACCCGTCTTTGTCGTTCGGGCCTTGCACAACTATGACCATGTATCTCGTTTCCAGTTCCGCGAGATCGGCATTGATCTGGTCAAACTTCTGTAATGCCTTTTCGCCTTCGCTTACCGCCGCTACTACTTTTTCTTCCATTTTCTCCCCCTTACTTAGTATGTATATACGTCCGTCTCTGTTCCGGCGTCATCGGGATATGCTCGATCCGATACGCCACCGTATTGCCTGCTATTTCCGTGTAAACTCGCCTGATGAACCACTTTTGCTCAGTCATCAGGTGTCTGGGCGACTCCGTGATGAACGGGTGCATTACTAATAAGTGCGTCAATTAACGGTTGACCAGGCTGACCAGTTCACCAGCTGTCTTGGCCTTGATTTGCGATAGGTTGATTTGGTAGGTCATTCATCGACCCCACTTACCGCCGGGTTAGGGAGCCTCGTCAGCCCGTCAACGATCTCCCGAAAAACAGGGTGCAGATGGGAATTGTCAATCGGCGCCTTCTTCCATCCCGCGCACCATGATGATAGCGTGGTGCTGATGCCTTCTTTGCGGCAACGGGAACCCTCTCGGTATTTGCAGTTTTCACAGGTTTTCATGATTTCGGCTCCAAAAATGTGAACTTGCATTCCCCGGCGTTCATCGCTTCCTTGATTTCCGCGGCGCTGGAAAACGTTATCAACATGGCCAGCGGGAATCTTGTTATCCGTTCTTCTGATTCCTCGACATCAATGCTACCGACAATAATTAAATTTCCAGTAATCATCTTTCCCTTCTACACCCCCTACAAGATTTCCGTCCCGATTCCGCGCAGTCCGTCAGATTCGGACATTCTTCTTCCTCAAACCCGTTGGCCTCGTAGTCATCGTATCCGGGGCCGCCGGGATTGCGCTCTTGAAGGCGCTCGTAGGCTTCCTGTTGCATCATGGCTTTACCTCTAACCCTTCCAGCAGTATTCCGAGGTAGCAGCCGAGGCCATTCCATTTTTTTACTCGGAATCCGCAGGAGCACTTATCTTTATCGTCCCCATTGCCTCCCCGATTGCACTCAGAGCAGGCAACGAATAGCTTCCCGGAGGAATCCCTCGAATTACAAATAATCTCCCCGCAGCAATGAGCGACCCAGCCGAAGCCGAATCGCACAAGGGGGACTTCCGCGCCGCACTTAGGGCATTTTACTTTCATGGCATCACCATCCTATGCAACGGCATCATAATGAGCACATAGACCGCCGCAGCGCAAATTGCCGTCCAGAGGTAGGGATGGTCGCAGATTGCAGACATCACGCGATTTAGGCGGCGTTCTGTGATTTGAGCCTGTAGTTTTGAAATGACTGTTGGGTTTATCGGGTACATCGGAGCCTCCTTTTAATGTCCCATTCTTGCCAAATCGAGAGACGGGAATTGTTTTACTCGCCGCGCCTTCTCCTGATTGCCTTGGTGGGGCTTTTTGTAGCGCCCGGTAATCCTCAGCCAACGATCACCGGATTGATTATGCCGCCTCTTATAAAATGGTATGCGGTCAAATATCTGGCCGGACATAAGAGCCGTCATCAGTGCTGCTGCACCTACGATTGGTTTATTGCTTGCCATTGGAGCCTCCTTAAATAATAATCAGTATTACGATTGCCCAGATCAGCCAGTCGGGTGCTTCATCCCAGAATCCAGGTTCCGGCCATTTATCGCCGCAATTCTCAATGTATTTGAATGTGCCGTCAGGGACAGCGACCATCGCTTCAAACTCTGCTAACGAGAAGCAGGTGTTCCGCACCTTCCGTATTTTAAGCGGTTCATCCTCTATCTGCCCATCTCGGTAAAAGTGCCATCCTTCCGGTGTCTTGACTTGCGCCTCTGCGTGACTGTGATAGCCGGGAAGGGTCCAGAGGACTTCATAAACCTGTATCCGTGTCTCATATTGAGAGGCCATTTCGTGTGCGTCTTTGATAGCCTGCTCCTTGCAGCCTCCACAGCCGACAAGAATCAGGACGATCCAGATAATCAGCGCCCAGAGGATGATTCCCAAAGGGATAGCCACGAAAAGTCCGTGGAAAAATCTGATATGGTCGTTGTCTCTGTTCATAACTACCCCTTATGAATGGCCCCCCTGGTGTCTTGGAACCAAGGGGACCACCAATCATACTAATTCCAATTAACTCACCGCTGCCTGTTTGTGTCCGGTGGCATAACCGGGAATGATGGTTAACTATTGCCCCGTTAACTCGTTTCACATCAACACGAGGCGACATTGACAACCAGTTTGGACGCTACAAGGTTAATAATATTGCTGTTTTGCCTCGCCACGGCTCCTACTTTCGCATCCCGGCTTTGGGCGCGACTTCCGGCGTTCAATCCTGAAAAGGTACGCATGGCCCCGGCAATACTCCGCCCACATTCGGGGCCTTTCTCGCCTTCAATGGAATTACTGACCTGAGTCACCATACTTCGCTTTTCCTTTCTTGCCGGGTTCGGGGTGGATCAAAGAGCGCGTTTCATGATGCGGCTACACTCTATAAAATTTATTTGTTCCTGTCAAGCTAATTCTGCAAAAAGTTTTTCTTGCAATTTCGGAAACAATAAAATATGATACTTTCCATGGAAATCAACGTGAAAAAACTTGAACGGGAAATAGCGCGGCTCGGCCTTAGCAAGAAGGAGCTTTGCCGTAAACTTGGGATGCACTATCAGGGGTGGGATTACATCATGAGGACCCGGCAAACGAAACTGAAAACGATCCAGAGAATTGCCGACTTCTTTGAGATGGAAGCCAAGGACATACTATTATGACCGCCGCTTCGGAGTCTCTAATGCGAATCCTAACAAAGGTAATCGACGCTTCCGGCTGCTCAGTCGAGGACATCCTGGCGGCCCTTGCGGTGCTGAGACGGTATTATTTGGGGGAGAGGGAATAGTGGAACTGCAAAGCGTCGAACCTCATGGGGATATTAAGCAATATATCGAAAACAAGCGCACTATCAAGCTGCGTCACGTCCTGATTAATGACCATTTCCAAAACTACAAGCCATACGCAATCCCAAAAGCCCAACTCGTTATTGCCGACATCCCGTATAATACCGGAAAGAACGCCTACGGTTCAAATCCTGCCTGGTATGTAGATGGTGACAATGCAAATGGGCAAAGTGCTCTGGCAGGGACATCGTTTTTTGATACCGACAAGGATTTTCGGATCCCAGAGTTCCTCAACTTCTGCGCCCGGATGTTGGTAAAAGAACCGAAAGAAACCGGGGAAGCCCCTGCCATGATCGTGTTTTGTGCCTTCGATCAACAGTTTGAACTGATTGAAAAGGCGAAAGAGTTTGGCCTCAACAATTACATCAACCTTGTCTTCGTCAAGAACTTCTCGGCCCAAGTATTGAAAGCCAATATGCGAATAGTGGGAAACTGCGAATATGCCATTCTCTTATACCGGGATAAGCTACCAAAATTCAATAACAATAAGAAGATGATCTTTAACGCAATGCCGTGGGAAAAAGACAGTGGAAGCGAGAAGATGCACCCGACACAAAAACCCGTCAAAGTAATCCAAAAACTAATCAACATTTTTACCGATGTTGGGGATGTGGTTATTGATCCAGTAGCCGGAAGCGGTTCAACGATTATAGCGGCAATTAGATCAGACCGAAGTGCATACGGATTTGAAATAAAAAAGGATTTTTACAAGTCGGCAAGTAAATGGATTGAACGTGAATTATGCCAGCCTTCACTATTTCAGGCGGTGAACTCATGACCCCGCGCCCTTACCTATTCCCCCTGATCCTCGCCTGCTCAATCTGCGGGGCGACTCTGGCATGGCTGATTACGACGGTTCACGGGTTCATTCTGATTCCGGCGGCCGTTGCTAAAATCATGGGGGATATTTATAATCAAGGATTAGGTGAGTAATCACCTCCAACCGACCAGAAAGTAAAGGGAATATAACGCTAACAATCAAAGAAAGGGAGAATCATGAGCATGAGAATCGGACTATCAACGGCGAAAGAAGTAGCGCGGCAAATCGAGGGGCTTATCCAGTATCACGAGGCGGACATCAACAAGGCATATGTCAAATGTGGCGAAGAAGATCTCGCTATCGCCTTCAAGACAAAAATCAAGCCTGCCGGGAATGCTCTGTCAATCACGACTGAAATCAGCTTTACCGTCGAAAAACTTAAGGACTCGGCAAGCGGACGGGTCAGCGAATTGCCGCTTTTTGAAGAGAATCTCCATGATCGGAGAACAAGGCAACACGTCAGGTGGATGGTGCTCGGCGGCGAGAAGAAGAAAGGAGATTTTGAGGATTTCCTGAAACAGGCGGCGTGAAATGAAATTGATCCTGCCGTTCAGCGTTGTGCTGCCAAGGAAAACCAAGGATGATAAAGTGTTCTATCTCAACATGAACGTTTTTCGTACTGCTCACCATATGATCATGAACCAGGCGAAAATCGCATGGAAGGCGGAAGTTTTAGAGGCCCTCGAGCATTGGTATAATGTCAAGGGCGGTCAGCTTCCCTTGATTAAAAATTCCGGGCCGTTTATTTTCCACTACACAGCTTTTCCGGGAAATCTTCGGCGGTTCGACATCGGCAACGTACTCCCCGCGGTTCAGAAATTCACCGATGACGCTTTGATAGAACTGGGGATAATCGAGGATGACAATTACAAGGTGATCGTAGAAAACCGGCATAGATTCGGCGGTGTTGACAAGGAAAATCCCCGGATAGAACTTCTCATTGAAAGCGCGGATTCCTGTTGACTTTCCGGCGGCGGTATGCAATGGTGGATCAACTTCAATCGTGAAGCCCGGGAAGGCAATCCCCGAAAGGTGAGAAAATGACATACAATCAAAAACCAGACGTATTAGAGCTAACGGACGGGACTCACCTCCCGATTGCCACCGTTAGCTTTTTTACGTTCTGGCGACATGCTTTATGGGTTATGCTTTTGCGCCCTCAAGGGCGTTATATAAAAGAAATAATGATAAGTACGAAAACTCTTTAGAATGTTACGAGTAGAGGGAACATTGAAACAGGAAATTGAACAGACATCCAAATATTGCAACCTATTGATTTCTTTAAGTTCAAATGCAATATGGTTGTTACAAAGATGTTTCAAAGTTGTTACATATTGTTAATTTTGGTTACATCGGCTACATTTGTTAATTTTGTTACATTTGTTAATTTTGTTACAAGGCAAATAAATGGCGAAAACTAAACCACTAATGGGCGAGGAAATGGATAGATGGATGATGTATAATCGCATCGTCATATCTATGGTTCAAACAGCAGACCCGGAAGATATTATAATCTGTCTCCGCAAGCTACACGACAACATGCACGACGATTATACCGAGGACTATCTTCACGACTGGGTTTACGACGCCCACATGATGCACCTGAAAAATAAAGGGGTTAGAAGAGAGAGACCAATAACTACTGATGTAAATGACTTCGTGGAAATTACAAACGGATCCTTTAGCCTCCAAGATTGCTACCGAGATTTGAACGCAAATACAAAGCAGGAAAAAACATCAATAAGGGTTGCCTTGACAAGGATGAACAATGCCGGATTGATTGAAAAGTTAGGCGTTAAAGATGGAGTTTACCGGAAAATAAATAAGGACATACGGAAAACGAAATTTATTACTGGAGAATTAAAAGAGTTCCCGGTTCGCCTTCCCATAGAATTGAATGAGCAATGTAAAATTTATTCAAAGAATATTATAATTGTTGCCGGCAGCAAGTCGTCTGGTAAGACTGCTTTCCTAATGAAGATTGCCCTTGAAAATCAAATGAAGATGCCCGTTGTATATCTCAATTCGGAAATGGGAGACGAGGAATACACGGCCCGGATGATGAATTTTGGGATTGCCGGACCAGATGAAATAAAGTTTGACATGATAGATTGCCATGCTAATTTTGCAGATCATATCACTACTGAAAAGAAAATATTCATCATAGATTATTTAGAGGTTCACGATAATTTTTACGAAGTAGCACAGCCTATCCGGGCAATCCACGAAAAGCTACAAGATGGAATAGCAATTATAGCTATCCAGAAAAAAGACAAGGCACTACTGGGGCGCGGAGCAGAGTTTAGCATGGAGAAATCACGCCTTTACCTGTCTATAGATTACATGCAGGCCGGTAAATGTTCAAGATTTACAATAGTAGATGCCAAAAGCCCGAAAAGGATGGGGGGCGTCAAGGGAGCATTCAGAGACATAAAAATTATAGGCGGTAGCCGGTTTTCACCTGTTGACGGATGGAAATATCCCAATGGCGGCGAAGAGTAAAAAACCGAGGATTCTTTATAAGGGCGTGTTCAATTTCTCGTATGAGATGGTTATAAAATATCTCTATGCGTCGTCGCCAGGACAGGCCAAAATATATATGATGAGGCGGATAGCTGTGGAGCATGGCGTTTCATGCGCTCATGTTTTTGGGTTATTCGATGGAAGCAAGGATAATTTTAGAATCGAGGTAGAACCTATTGAAAACAGAGGATTGGTTAAAGCGGCGCATCGAGCTAAAAAAGCAATACGTGTTGATATTGAATAACGCCATCGGAGATCTGACCCGGGAACTCCTGCAGATCCAGGGCATGACGGTGAACGATCAGGCTGATTATGGTGGGGATGGGGTAAAGAGTCTGAACAGTGCGCCGATATTTGATCCTTTCGTGGAGGGGTGATGGAAGCGGTGAAGCTGTGCAAGCGGGGGCATGAGAGGACGCCGGAGAATGTTAATCATTCAAGAGGATGCCGAAAGTGCGCTTGCGGGTCGAACCAACGGTATAGGGATTCCCACTCGGATACACTATATCGCAGGACTTTGGGCTGGAAAAAAAACAATAGGGAACGCGCGAAATTGTACGAAAAAAAACGTACCAGCAATCATGTGGATAATTTAACTGATGCATACATGAAGAAGAGGTTGGGGCAGATGGGGGTTGTGGCTACTGCCGTTAATATCGAATTAAAACGACAACAAATCATTATGAAGCGCACACTAAAAGAATTTAAGCAATGGAGAAAGGGGAAAGAAAATGAATCAAATCACGCAGATGTTTATGGAATCGAACAGTCGGATGAAATCAATCATGAAGGGAGATTACAAACTCGAACAGGTATCAGCAGCGCAACGGGAGTTTGAGGGGCAAATCAAGATGATTAACGCCGTAATTTCAGCGTTTGGCATCGCCTCAAAAAATAAACGTGCGATGGCAGGGTTGGAAAGGATGAACCTGATGGATGACAGCACAGCGATTGACCTTATGCTCGGAGATCCAGAACTGGATAAGGTTAAATGCCCACTGAAAGACATCCTAATCACAAGATCAGAATGCCTCGATTATAGCGGCACGCATTACGAGGATTGCTCAGGTTGCGACATCGGCAGAGCAACCAAAGACAAGCTCATCCCGGCAAAGCCATGACCGACATGAAACGAATCCGCGAACTGGTGAAACGAGCCGCGACGCTGACGTATCGAATCGGAGCAACCGAGGAATCGGATTATCGAGCGCGTGAGAGACAAGCCGCACAGACTATCCTCTGGAAGAGAAGGAGAAAGGAAAGACCATGAATAACTTTCTGAAAGGGATGTGGGAACTCATTCAAACCATGTGGATAATATTCATCCTGTTTTGCTTCGGTTGGCTAATTCAGGGAGGTATATGGTTTGCAAGGGGATGAAACCTGTTGACTTTTGGCGTGGGAAAGTGGATAATGAGAACTATGAGATGCAGAAATAAGTTATGGAAGCAATCAAAGAACAAAAACAAATGCGGCGATATAAAGGTATTTGATAGGTATGGAAAACTTATTGAAACCATTACGATTCTAACAGCACCGCCCCCTGTTGATCTAATCACCCCAGCCGAACAAAACGAACGCGACAACGACCGATACCGTGAATGGCGTGAAGCAATAATTGCCAGGGACAAGAATAAATGTGTCCTATGTCAATCAAGCGAGTTTTTACAAGCCCACCATATTGAGAGATGGATTGATAATAAAGAACGACGTTACGATCTAAAGAATGGTGTGACGTTGTGCTATCACTGCCATATGAGACATCATGGACAATACCGCGCGGCATTTAAGCCTGAAATAACAGCCATGCTAATCGGCTACATCAAATCCATTTACAGGAGCAAGAATGGATAGCGCCGTGGCCACGTATATGAGACAAGGCGGCAAAATCGACCGCCTGCCCTCAGTATCATCCAAGAAAGACCGCGCCATAATCAACAAGAACCGCAAGCCACGAAAACAACCCAAGAAGCCACAAGACGAATTATGCACCGCGCTTGAATGTCCCAACATCCCAACATGCACCGCGCTCTGTCCTCCCCTGACATGGATCGACGGCAACAAAGAGACCGTCGAGAAGATCATGAACGACCCCGATAATGACCACTGCGAATTTAGGGACTACAATCTAACCCTCTCACAACTCATGAAGGAACGTGATCCAGGTATCGAACAGATCCGCCAAATAGAAAACGTCCGCCTCCGAGCCATAGCAGCAATGATCTACGCCAACCTCTCAGTCGGCCAAATGTCAGCAATCACAGGACTCTCAGAGCGACACATTAAGCGTATTTGCATGTCACCCCCTAAACAGCCTCTTTCCTAAACAATATCACCCATCTCCAAATGTGCCATGTCCAATTCCGTCTATATATAAAGTGAGGGATAAAAAAATCTTTACGTACCTCAAGTGGGTTTCAAAGCGTACGGCGAACGCCGATAGCGCCTGAGACCTCAAAGCTCCATCGAAACCCAGAACAACGAACCAGAACCACAAACCCCCACAAGCCGAAGCCCTCAAAGGCGTAGGCGACCAACCACAGGACTGATGAGCATGGCAGCAGAGACAGTTAAGCCCAAATACAAACACAAAACAAGAAAAGTGGATGTAGAAGCTGCCGTGGCCCTCAAAGTGGAAAACAATCTCAGCTATGAGCAAATAGCAGCACTCCAAGGTGTAACAGACTCAGCAATACATAAGGCAATCAAAGGTCTTATCCCAACAGAAGCCGAACTCCAACAGGCAAAACAATTCAAGTCAAAAGAAGCTGATATAACAGCTATCAAGAGAGCGCACGCCCTAAGTTTAGTAGACGAGGCCACCCTAAAAGCCTGGAAAGACAAGTTCCCGGCTGCCTTTGTCCTATTCTACAATTCACTGTTTAATAACGAGAGGTTAGAGCGTAATCAGGCAACTACCATCAGTGGTTACGACCCAGGCAGTCTCCGATCAAGGATGGATGAGTTAAGGCAGCTGCTCAATGATGCAGATGTGGTAGATGTATGAGCAATAACCTAATACATAGATTGACTGAGTTGCATAATATTTGAGTTATCAATGATTACAGGTGGTTGGGAGGTGGCGAAGTTGACATTCTGTATGTTATCCGACATAATCAGGAAACTTTCTCACCCCAGACTACCCCCACCCCCGGGTTTGCCCCCGGTGGCCAAGAGCGTATGAGTCGGGTGTCCATTGAAAAATTACAAAAGGAGTCCCCATGAAACCAGATAGAAAGATCGAGATCAAGAAAGCCGAGAAGCCCCCGTTACCTGTTGCCAATGCGGTATCTACTGAGGTGGAAGCCCTGCGTGCTGCTGTAGCATCCCTAACCGGCCGCGTAGACGACCTGGAACTGAGGCTAAGGAGTCGTGGTGTCCTGTGATGTTCATGGAGTCCCTGGGTGCGACGCTCCTTGTTGCGCCATATGGTTGAGGCCGACCATCGAAATCCGGTGCGGCGGCTGCGGCGAGATAGTGGGGGAATCGGCATCAACGGCAAATTACCCCAATAGAGAGTTAATGCCGGTAGTGCTGCGCTGTATGGAGTGTGCTGATGGGAAGGGCTGAGGTTGCCTTAAAGATTCGGAAGGAGATGGAACAGCTTGAGAAGGTGTTCTGGTCCAACCGGATATATCATTTTACTGAGGGGGATATTTGGAGGCCTAACCCTGCGCAGATAGCTTTATTGGAGGCATGGGGGGAGTCTGGAAAGAAAGTATTCAGTTTTTGCGGGGCCAACCGGATCGGGAAAACGACGATAGGGGTCATCATCGGGCTATCGGTAATGTTCGGTGAGTGGCCTTGGAGTGGAGCGAAGATACCTTTTATTCATAAGGATGCGCGGAAGGTAAGATATGTGGGGCAGGGATGGGAATCCCATGTGAAGACGGTTGTGGAGCCGGAACTCAAAAAGATGTGGCCTGCCTGCCGTAAAGTGGAGACGAAGAAGAACAATCAGGGCGTGGAGGCCTTATGGAAGGATATGCAGACGGGGAGCACCTTGGAGATCATGTCAAACAATCAGGAATCTGACACCTTTGAGGGATGGTCCGGGGATCTGATTATTTGGGATGAGCCGCCAAAGCGGGACAACAGGATTGCCGCGGCCCGTGGGTTGGTTGATCGGCAAGGGCGGGAACTATTCGTTGCTACGCTATTGAAGGAGGCGTGGATTCACCGGGAGGTTATCAAAGCCCGTATGCCTGACGGAAGTCCTGACCCGTCCGTTTTCAATATCAATGCGGATATTTCTATCAATGTTGGTTACGGGCTTACTCAGGAGGGCGTGGATCAGTTTGCCAAGACCTTGAGGAAAGAAGAACGGGACGCTCGTTTAGCTGGGAAGCCTTCTTACTTGGGGAATCTGGTGCTGCCAAATTTCAACAGGGACACGCACGTTATCAACAGATTCAAGATACCCCTGAACTGGATTGTGGATGTCAGTATTGACTTTCATCCGAGCAAGGCATGGGCAGCGCTTTTTGTGGCTACTGACCCACTGAACCGTAAATATGCCTGCTATGCGATAAACGAGAAGGGAAACCCCAAGTATATTGCGGAGGAGATTGTCAGGATCGCCAGGGGGAACGAGCTTTTTATCAATTCGATTACTATTGACCCTCTCAGCAAGGGAGACGAAAACGCCCATATTGAGGCCGAGACGGTATTCAAGATCATGGAGAAGGTGTTCCGGGCCTATAATTACCGATTGGATACGGCAAGCAAGGATAAGGATAACGGTATTGCCTTGGTGAATGACTTACTGATGACCGAAAACGAGATGCCTGCGCTATTCTTTTTCAGGGACTTGGGCGTTGTCATCGAACAGGTGGAAGATTGGATGTATGACCCGGACACGTTGAAGGCAAGCAAGGAGAATGACGATTTTTGCGAGGTTCTTTATCGCATTATTTTAAGGAATAGCAAGTGGAAAGACCCGTATGATCGGGTATCAAGGATGAATAAGCTACCACAAGCCGACATGGGCATGGTGGCGTTTGGATGAGGTGATCATATGAGCGGAGGGGCAGGTTCGATCTATACCAGTTACATCAGGCCGGTGCTCACTCCATGGTCAGGGGATAGGGACGCTTTTTCTAATATCCTGGCAAATACTACGCCTTACTCTGTTGTGGATTCGTACCAAAAAGACGCTGAGGAACGGGCGACCCGTATAGCCGGTGAAGAGAGAGTCGTAGCAGAAGCGGCGGCAGCGGAACAGGCAAAAGCGGCGGCAGCAGAAGCGGCTACGCAACAGGCGGCCAAGGATGCGGCGGCAGCAGAAGCGGCGGCAGCGGCAAAGGCGGCAGCCGATAAGGTAGCGGCCGAGGAAAAAGCATCACAGGACGCGGCTACCCTTTTGGCTACTCGGCGAAGAACAAGCTCGGTGACACCATCCGGGGCGAAGGGCGTGTTAGGTCAGGCCCCGGTGAAGCTCAAGACCTTGCTCGGCAGTTAGTATTAAGAAAATAGGAGGATAACTATGATTCCATTGGTTTTATCAGAGGACAATAACGGCAATTCGGCGGTGGGATTGAGACAGCCCTCCTTTACGGACTACATCAAGCTTGTTGCTCACACAGGAGTGACTTTACTTGTGCCGACAGGAGCAAAGCATGTTCTGTTTTCGAGTTCCGCAAACTTCTTCGCTCAGTATGTATCCTCGGCGCTGACTTCGGCTGTTTATGCGGCAAGCAACAGCCAGGCAAGCGGAGTTTCAAGGGCAGGAACGACGATTGAGCTTAACCCGATGCTGAGGTCTTTAGCAGGAGTTACGGGTATCGGGGTTATCGCCCCTACCGCCGGTGACATGACCCTTTCATGGTTCGGATAAAGGTATAGCTAATGGCAGGAATGACCAAAGAAGAGGCTAAGCGGTGCATTGACCGGCTGAAGGAGAAGCGGTCCCAGAGGTCGAACTCCGATTCCGTATGGCAGGAAATCAGGGACTATATGCTCCCTAACCGTCCGTCCTTTACCGGCGCCACCCCGAAAGGGGCGAAAACGATGGACAAGATATTTGACGGGACCGCCATAGACGCTATCAATGTATGCAAGGCCGGTATTTCGGGGATGCTTACCAATGCGGCCCTTCCTTGGCATGCTATCGAAATGGCTAATAAGTCCATGAACGAAGATAGGGCCATGAAGGAAGCCCTTGGAGAAGTCAATGAGGTAATGGCTCAAGAATACCACGCTTCTAATTTCTACTCCAATATTGACGGGGTATATGAAGAGGTGATCGGATTCGGGCAGAGCGGCCTTTTCATCGGACCCGGGAAGCGAACGGCCCTCAACTTCATGCCTATTCCCCTTGTGGAACTCTATACCGACGAGGATTCGGAAGGGAATGTTGACACCGTATTTCGCGCCCGGAAGATGACGGCCCGACAGATCAAGCAGGAATGGCCGAATGGCACGCTTAACAAGCAGATGCAGGAAGCATTACGGAAAACGAGCGATCAGCAAGACAAAGAGTTTGATATCGTTCACGTAGTATATCCCAGAAGCGATAGGGAACTGGACAAAAAGGGGAATTACAAGCAGGACAAGGACAATAAGCCCTACATATCGGCCTATATTGCGGAAGAGGATGCAGAAGTGATCGACGAGGGCGGATTTGAAGAGTTCCCCTATGCAATCCCCCGCCTTTTCCTTATGTCCGGCGACGGTTATGGCCGGGGAATGGGCTGGAACGCTCTCCCTGATGTAAAGATGCTCAACACGATGGAGAAAACGGGGCTGAGGGCATGGCAAAAGGCCACTGATCCGCCTCTGGTGCTTCCTGACGAAGGTTATTCGCTCCCTGTCAAGACGGGTCCGGGCGGAGTGACATACAATAGCAACTGGGATAAGCCGGGAGCCGATCCAAGGACCCTTTACGGGTCTGGTCAGTTCCAGATGCTACCCAATTTTGAGCAGAAGTGTGAGCAGAAACGCAACCAGATACGGGAGTTTTTCTTCTACAAGCAATTCCGCACCCAACAGGAGGGACAGCCCCGGACGGCGCAAGAAATCATACAGATTGCCTCTGAAAACTTGAAGATCCTCGGCCCCCTGCTCAACAGATTCATGGAAGAACTGCTTAAAACCATCGTAGTCCGCTCTTTCTGGATTCTGTCACGCTTGAATAAGTTCCCAAAGCTTGCGGCAATAATGGCCGAGAACCCCGGAACGCCTTTTGGCTTCAAGATCGTATATCTCAGTCCTATTGCCAAGGCTCAACGGCTTTATGAGGCTCAGGAATTACAGAACGCCATGACCATGCTGATGCCAATGGCTCAGATCAAGCCTGACATCCTCGATCATTTCTCCGGGGATAAGATAATGATAATGGCGGCCACTCTTTACCCGGCCATAATGAGCATTACCGAAGATCCGAAAGCCGTTAAGAAGATCAGGGATGATCGGAAGAAGGCCGAAGCTGAGGCAAAGATGACTCAGGATATTGGAACGGCTCTCTCGGGAGCTAAGGTAGCCTCTGAAACTGACCCGACAGCCGGACTGCTGGCAGGGTTAGCCGGGAACATTGGAACGGGGCGGACGGTATGAGAACCCGTCAAGTGGCAATCCCGATGACTGACCTTGCGGCAATGGGCAGCGGATTCTTTCTCAAGCAGTACCTTAGAGGGCAGGGATTGAACCCGGACGGCAAGATTATAGGCACACGGGCAAAGAAAGACGAGGTTGAATATATGGTTTATACGGAACAGATCGAGGATAAACCGGAACCTCTCATCGTTATTGCGGAGACAGAATGAAAGACCCGATCAGACTTGAAAGATTCCAGAGATGGACGCGGCTATTCAGCGACCGGCCCGGCGAATCGGTGCTTACGGAACTGAAAAAGATGTGCGGCCAGGATAATACTTCCGCAGTTCAAAGCGTTGTGGATGGAAAGATTGACCCATACTATACCATGCTGAAGGAGGGAAGGCGGTCAGTGTGGATAGATATTGAGGCAATCCTAAAAGAACCTCCTGAGATACCAGAGGAGGTAAATGAAGAGTCGAGTTGACAAGATCAGCAACGATGTCAAGACCAACATATTCAATAAGGCCGATGAACTGGTTATCATCGGATTGAGAATCATCGAATTACTTGAGGAATTGAAAGGGGAGAAGAATGCCGGAAGAAGGGAACCAAGACCAGTCGCAGAATCAGGATCAGAACCAGAGCCAAAGCCAAGACCAAAGCGGAAACCAGTCAAGCGAAAGCCAAAACCAGGATTCAAACGCGGCGGTCCCAGATTGGCGGGAAAGCCTGCCGGACGAGTTGAAGACGGAAAAGAGTCTCCAGAGCTTCAAGGGGATACCAGACTTGGCAAAGTCCTACCTGGAGGCGAAGAAGGCAAATAGCAAACTCGTCAATTCCAAGGGGTTGATTGTTCCAACAGAAACCTCGCCGCCGGAAGAGGTCGCGGCCTTCAATAAAGCTCTCGGCGTTCCTGATACCCCTGACGGGTACGAGTTAGCGGTACCGGAACTACCCGAAGGGATGACCTACAATGAGGACAGAACCAAGAAGTTTGCGGCCCTTGCCCATGCGAAAGGTGTTAGTAAAGCGGCCTTTCAGGAGATCGTGAAAGCCTTCAATGCTGACCAAGTGGCTGAACATGAAGCCCGAATTGCGGCAAACAAGGAATTTGTTGAAAAGACAACGGTGGAGATTAAGAAGGAATGGGGCAAGGACTTTGAAACGAATCTATCCCAGGCCGATGCAGCGATTGACAAGATATTTGGCCCGGAATTCAACCAGATGCTCAAAGATACGGGGCTATGCAATCATCCGGCCATTATCAGGGGGATGTATAAAGCCTCCCAGACCATCGGTGAACATGCTTTGTCAGCACAGGGAACACCAAGGGCAAGCAAGGGCGAATACACATGGGAAACGCTTGTCAGCATGAAAATGGATCCCCGATATATCAACAAAGATCCTTCCTTCCTCAAGGAAGTGGAGGCATACAACAAGAATTACGCGGAATCGCTGGGCGCTAATAGCTAAACCCGCAACCATTAACCCTTAGCCACCGCATAGCAAGCGGCCCGTAAAGAAAGAGGCGACCCTTCGGGTACATCGTTTCTCTTCTGAATGGCACACCAAAGCAGCGATGTTTTGAATGTCTTTTGAAAGGAGAAACGAAAGATGGCTAATACCATAGACCAGAGTTTCATCACCGATTACGATTCCGAAGTCCATGCCGCATATCAGCAGTATGGATCGAAGTTCCGTAATACCGTCCGACTGAAACAACTCAATCCCGGACAGATTGCGAGATTCCCCACGCTCGGAAGAGGAACGGCAACCGACAAGGCCCGAAACGGCGACGTTGTGCCGATGAACCCTGTCCATGCCTATAAGGATGTGACCAGTACGGACAAGTACGCGCCTGAATACCTGGACACCCTGGACGACATCAAGAACAACATTGATGAACGTCAGCTTTATGCGAGGGCAGGAGCCGGTGCGCTTGGCCGGGAAATCGACAAACGCATTACAACGGTTATGGATGCGACGACCCATAACGCCATCGCCGCAGGGTCGGCAGGTCTGTCCAAAATGAAGCTCTTGCAGGCCATTGCCATGCTGAACGCTCACGACGTACCCGATGACGGGGATAGATGGGGAGTTCTTGGGGCGACTCAGTGGGAAGAGTTTATCAACATTGCCCAGGTATCCAGCCGGGACTATGTGACGGACCTCAACTGGACCAAGGGAACCCAGGTAATTAACTGGAGGGGAATCAAGTGGTTCTTCCACAGCAATCTCCCCCTGTCCACCACCACCCGCTCCTGCTTCCTGTATCACCGCACCTCGGTAGGTCTTGCGGAAAACAAGACCATCACCAACGAGATCAACTACATCCCCCAGAAGGTGGCTTGGTTGATTAACTCAATGATGAGTTGCGGCGCCGTCCTCATCGACGAAGAGGGTATCGTTAAAATCGCGTGTGACGAGTCGGTTACGACTCTCCTCGCATAAGGAGGTGATAGACTATGGCATTCTCAGCAGCAGGAATGAATTGTGTGGCAGTCGGTCCGACTAAACTGTGGCTCTATAATACCACGGACTCTCTGACCTCGGCAACGATGGCAGCGGCAACAGACGGGTTTTGCACCGATAACGTCCCCGGATTGGCAGCGGGTGATGTTATCATCTGCGCCCATAATACGGCGGCGCTGTTGTCCATTGTTAGGATTACGTCGATTACGGCAACCACGTGTGGGATCGCATACCCCTCAGTTCCCTAACCTTTAACCGGGGAGGGGAGAAAGCTCCCTTCCCCACCTTTAAGGAGATGTATGTTTCTTGAGGCCTATGCTTTTCTGATCGTCGGCATGATACCCTTCTTCAAGTGGCAGCAGAGGGAAGAGGGGCGGAATGTGGTCGCCATGCTGATCACCGGGGCGTTCCTTGTCTTGTGGTTGATAACTGACACCCTGCCCGTAACGCTCGATACCACGACCACGATGGTTGGATGTTTCGCCCTTTGGATGATTGCCTCCCAATTCTGGAATAACTCCCGGCAAGGC